TGCCACAGCCGCCATGAAATTGTGCTGTTTTTTGCTAGTTGAGGGCACTGCGCTGCTCCTTCATAAAGGCATCCAGTTTTTCGTCAAGCCGGTCTAGCCGGGTAAGCACACGGTTGATGTCGTTGTGCACGTCGCCACGGGTGACGTACTTTTCCGAATGCTCCTCCCGCGTGCGGCTGATGAGGATGCCAACACGCTTGAGTTCGTCGTGAGTGGACTTGATCCACAGCAGCGCTGCTGCGGACACAAACGACAAAACGATGTTCCAAATCATCAATTCCATGATCAACGCATCTTGCACTTGGTTTTGCCCCGCTGGGCGATGCCATCGCCACGCTTGGAGGCTGAAGACGCCATGCCGCCTTTGGCCATTTTCATTGCCGGCCTTCGTGCCGCTTCAAATTTCTCTTTTGCTGCTTTCTTTGCAGCACGTGCCGCAGCATCTTGCTGTTGGCCAATAGCAATGTAATCAGTGGCAGGGTTGTAAGTCCCCGCAGTGTAGGTTCCTACTGAGACATCCTTACGCGGAAGAAGCGAACCGCCACCCATTGCGTCTTTATACTTCTGCTGCTCCATGCGATAGAACGCAAGATAGTTACCGTATTCAGGGCTGGTAGACCCGTACTGTCTGCGAGCAAGCCCCAACGGTTGAAACGCCTGTGCGTTAGCGCGTATCGTTGCCGCATCGGGGTGCTCAGCAATTCTGCGCGCTTGGCCCCTAAGAACAGGCGGCGTCGATGTCGTTTCACTCATGCCGCCATCGGCCATCTTCTTTCTCATTTTGACTTTGCCCCCATGCCTGTATCCCTGCTCATAGGGATCGTATGGATTTCCCATAGAGGGCAAGCCCATGTCCTGCCCGGTTGGATTGATAACAGACGGGCCAAACGGGTTCTGGGGCTGCTCGTCCCCGTAGTTTGGCAAGTACCCGCCGGCAGCAAATTTGCGCTTCTTCATGTCAACAGTTCCAAGCCCGCAGGCTCTTGTTGATCCGACTGTTTGGATCGTTGGCTGTCTTGGCGCTGGTCAACTTCTTCTTCATGCCCTTCATGCGGGCGCAGAAGGAGTCTCGGCGTGGGCCTCCCTCGGGCTGCGGGGCTTTCAGTCCCGGCTTGCCCGGATTGGCAGCGTTGTAGGAGGCTCGCCCCTTGGCGTTTAAACCGCCCTTGGGGTTCTTGCCTTCCGCTCGTTGCCATGCCGGGGTCTTAGCCATAGAACACCACAGCCGTAGTGCCCGTGCCAGTCACAGTCACATGGATGTTGGTGGCGCAGATGACGCCCTCTCCGGGGATAACCACGGAGAAAGGAGTTCCATCCTGCACGGTGGCGGTCGAAATGACCGTCGTTCCGGTTGCCCCGCCATCACGGACAACCACCGTTCCGGTGGCGGTTCCGGGCGTTACAAACAGCCCTTTGAGGCGGGTTCGGTCATTAAACACGGTATCCGTGCTGCTGACATAGCCCGCCTTGACATCAGTTTGCATCATGGTGATGCACTCCTATTACCAAACTGCGTTGGCGACGGGGAGATAGTAGGTGGTGCCGTTTTGCCCGACGATGGCGATATAGGCGTCAGCCGAGAAACTGGCCGGGGTTGCCGCTGCCGTGGGGGTTGCGGTCGTCAGGGTGCCAGCAGCGCCCAGATTGACACTGCCAGAAACGTTGCCGGTGAGATCGCCTTGAAAACCGTTGTCAGAGACAACTGGGCCAGAAAATCGAGTTTGTGCCATTACAAGGTTCCTTTTAAATGCTCATATTTGATCGCCAATTTTCGGGTCGAACTTGTGTCTTTTCCTAAACGTCTGGCGCGTTCCGCATAGGACAGTTCTGGATTGTCAAGAATGAATTTCAAGTTGGCAACAAATTTCGGGTCTGAGTGAAAGCGTGCCATTTGCGCCTTTGACAACGTTGCTCTGTACTCTGGACTACGGAAATCAAATGTACTGGCTCTGCGCCCCAATCGTATGCGTTCTTTGGTTTCTTCGCTATGGGTTTTTCCCCGCATTGGGGCTTTGGCAAAGTCGGCAATGTTGTAAACCTTAGGAGTGTCGAACCATGCTTTGCCCTGAAGAAAACTCTCTTCTAAGCGATCCAATTCCTCATGGTCGTCACACTCAATCTCAATCTCGCCGTAGAACGCATCGGCACCATATTTGTTGTAGGCGTTCTGAAGGTGTGGGTTGGTGTGCTTGTTTTGTCGAAGAAGTCGGAAATGCTCCTTGATCCGCTTCTTCGCCCTCTGCGATTGCCCCACATAACACTGGCCCGTTACCCGGTTGACCAGTTTGTAGACCCCACATACATCAATTTTGTATGGCATAAACCACTCCTGTTGGTGTAGTGTGCGCCATTTTGTGGGAAAAGAAAAGGGGGGTAACCCATTTCTGAATTACCCCCCAAGTGACATAGCCCTCTCGCTACATCAATTTAAGACGCACCGGGCGATCCGTAGATTCCCAGCGGGTCAGACACGCCAAACGAATAACGCTCGCGGGCCTTGTACCGCACGTTGCCCGTGTCGAAGTCACCGTCCATCGAGTTGGACAGCGGCATACGCACGAAGTGCTTCAGACCGTTGGGAACGTCCGTGGTCAGGAACCAAGCGTTCGTGTCGGTCAAGAAGTGGTTCACCGTGTAGCCCTCGGGGATCGAACCGTTGTTCTTGATGGCGTTGATGTCGTTGTCGGCAGTCGCCACCCGGAGTTCAGTCTCCAGCAGACGGGTTGCCACGAACATCAGAGCCGGCGGAACAATCAGTTTCCGGGGCTTGGCGGCGATCAGCAGGCCACGCTCGTCCGTCCATCCGGCGATCTGAATGACGGCGTTTTCCAACGACGTTTCGTTCAGGTCAGCGGCAACGGCAGGGCGGTTGCTGTTGGTTCCACCAGAGATCAGGGGGTGAGCGGTCGAGAACAGGCTCACACCGTCGCCATAGGTGACGCCGGAGTTGAAGCCTTGGTTCAGGACAGCAGCCGCCTTGACCTGCTTGGTGTACGCCATAGCACGAGCCAGCGCCTTGGTATAACGAGCCGAGAGGCTGTCATACAGGTTATCCTCAATCGCCTCTTCGGTGATCGAGAAACCCATAGCGATGGTTTCGTGGTTGTAGCGAGCCGTCCAAGCCTCTTGGGCGTTGTCATAAGCAATCGCCTGACCTTCGGGTTTGACGGGCGCTGCGGAGAAACCAGCAAGTTTGGTTTCTTCTTCAAACGAACGCTCAGAGGTCTCCGTTTCGTAGATCTCTTTGTGTTCTTCGCCGTAGCGTGCGTACTCCAAACCAAACAGGGCGTTAAGACCCGGCAGGAGTTCTTTCAGTAGTTGGGCACGAGAAATTGCCATTTTTGATTACTCCTTAGATGCCGGTTGCAAAGGCATACGAGTGGTAACCCTGATTCCACTTGACCAGAACTTCGGGATACCCGACGAAGGTCAGAGCGGTGCCAGAGGCCAGCGTGATTGCGCTTGAAACGGTCAGGGTCGTGCTGTTGACGTTGGTAACGGTGATGAAGTTACCTGCCAACGAACCCGTTCCGCTCGGGGCAATCAGTTGCATACCTGCCTGAAGGCCGGTAATGGCCGCTGCCAGCGTGACGGTGGTCGAAGAACCAGAGGTGCTGCCGGTGCCCGACAGGGTCACAGCAGTCTCAGGAACCAGACCAACAACGCGGAACGGACGGCCATTCACCACAGCAACGTTGCCGGTGCCGTTGGTGGGTTGGTCGCCAGACACGCCCATCGCAGAGTTGCCCGAAGCGGTAGACCCGGCGGTGCCAGTCACGCAGTACAGGTTGTTGCCAACGAAGTTCGGCGCGGCGTAGCCAACCGTGGTGGCGGTGTTGCTCAGACCAGCCGAGGGCTGACCAATCATCACTGCCTTGAAGACCGCACGGTCATCATCCACAACATAAGCCACGATGTCGTTTGCCAAGACACTACCGGGGTAGTACTGGGCGAACTGCTTCTGGCCCGTGGTGGGGTTGGTGTACGAGCAGCCGACGAACACGCCCACTTGTCCGGCAACTGCCGTCGTCGTGGTCGAGGTCGTCATGGCGGTCTTGGCGACCGTGCCGTTCGCAATCAGTTCAACAAGGTCGCCGTTGAACAAGGCGGTGCCATAGTTCCGCTCAATCGGAAAATGGCGGATTGCGCCAGCATAGGGTAGGCCGTTCAGTTCATTGATCGGCTTGAAACCGTATGCGGCGTCAACAGTGGGGTAAGCCATTTGTGACTCCTAAAAGTTTAAGATCCGCGCCCGAATTTCACTTCGGAGCGACGCTCCTTGAAGAGAGGCATCCGGGCATCACTTTCGCGCATGAAGTTGTTGTCAACAGATTGCATTTGATTATCAGTTTGTTGCTGATAATACTCGTCTCTCTGCTGCACAAACTCAACGGGTGTTTTGCAAAGGATGAGGCCGCCAATCTCAATACTGTCTGGAAACCGGGATTTTTCCCCGACCTGCATCAGTTGGATTTCGGGATGCTCAGAAGCCTTTACGGGTTCCCAGCCTTCGCGGAGTTTTGAGGAAATGTTCATCGGATCAGGGTTATTCAACGTACTGATACGAATCCAACGGAAGGCGTAACCCGGTTCCGGGTTGGGATTCGGAAGAAGTTCAGGGGGACGCCACTTTTTGGGGCGCTCTGACTTCTCACGGGATTCCAGATCTCGGGGGGTACGTTCAGCCATTTTGATTCCTCATTTGTTCCGCAATTGCTCTGGCGTATTGCTCATTCGTAAGACCAAGACGCTTGGCAATGTTGACTTGTGACTTCGTAAGCACGATCTTTTTAGGCGCTGTGCTTCGTGTTGCCGGGGCTACAACTGTTGACTTTTTAACAGGCTTTTCAGAGGGAAACGCATCTGGGAAAACCTGACGCATACGATTGTTGATACGCTCGTAATACTCGTCGCTTGCTGTACTTACCCCACTTTCCACAAGTTTTCGATGTACCGTAAGAGCAAGGGCCGTCATTTCGTCGTCTGTACCAAACCACGGATTGGCTTCTTGCCACGCAGCGGCTTTGGGATCGACTCTTGGAGCCTCTCTTACAGTTTCTGGTGCAGTTTGTACCACAGGTTTTTCCTGTTGTACAGGTGCAGGTTTAAAATTGTTTACACGTTCTGCCCTGATTTTTGCCGCCATGATTTCTTCTTGGGCGGCCACCAGAGCATCTGAATCTCCCGACTCATAGGCTTCCTTGTATTTCTTCTTGGCGGTCTCCAACTCGTTTTCGACGACCTTTTTGGCCTGCTCGATCAATACTTGTTGGGTCTGCCCATGAGTACTTTGGAGGCGTTTGTTCTCCTCCACGAGTTGTTGGGCAAGGCGCACGGCCTCCTCCCGCTCACGCAGGGCAGCCTCTTTGGCCCGCCGCTCTTCGTGATAACCCTTGGAGAAGTGCTGAATCCGCTTCTTGACACCCTCTGAATACTGGGAAAGTTCTTCGTCAGTAACCTCTGAAGGAGGCTCCTTCATCGGGGTGCGGTCACGGTCTTCTGGCGGGGTGTCGTCTACAACCTCGACCTCCGTATCGCCTTCGACCTCAAATTCAACCTTATCGGGTTTACCCTCAGACTTTTCGTCTGGGAACTTGAACTCTTCTTGTCCTTCTGCCATTTCCTACTCCTTATGCTCGGCTGATACCACGGGGATCTTGGACAACGGCTTCGACGCTATCGTCATTGATCAGACGAAACTCTTTGCCGTGGATCTTGATTCGTGTCCCGGTATTCGGGCGCACGAGGATGAAATCCCCCGCCTTGCATGAGGCTCCGCTAGGAAAGCGGTTTTTGTCCTTGTAAGCATCCGGCCCCATTTTGACGACGAAGAGAACCGGGGAAAGCACCTCTTCGTAATGAAGGGTTTGACCGGCTTTGACCAGTCCGCTTTCGTAGTTTTCTTCAATCTCTGGGAGGACGCACAAGAGATGGAAGGTTGAGGGGTCTGGAATTTGGCGGGCCTTTTCCTCTGCCGTTTGGGGCAGGGTGGTGGCGGTCTCGCCGTCTTGACTTACAAGGAGTTCACTCATCTTCTTCACGCTCCATTCTTCGCACGAGGTCGTTGATAAAGGAATGTGCGACGGAGAGACCCCGGATCTCGCCACACATGGATTTGTATTCGGAATAGTCCCGCGCCGCGCCATCTACTAGAGCGTGGGCGATGGCCTCGCGGTGTTCTTCAATGCTTTTGATGACCACGGAAAACGCAGTGGCTGCCATTTAAACCTCACTGTTTTGGTATTGGTTTGTTGGGACGGGGCTTGAGGACAGTCTTGAGCATGTCCGCCCGCATCTGCTTGTCGCTGTTACGCTGTTGGGCCTGTAGCCTCAGTTGCTCCTTCTGGGTCTCCACCGCCAGTCGCTCCCGCTCAAGGCGGATCTTTTCTTGGGCGATGGCGAAGTCTCTCTGGCTGTCGGCCTCCTTCCTTTGGAGTTCCTGAGCCTTGAGTTGGAGTTCTGCCTGCTGCATCTGGAGTTGCGGGTTCTGGGCCATCTCCTGAGCCTGAGCCTGCTGGGCCTGCTGTTGGTTGCTCTGCAACAACTGTTGGGCAGCCTGAGCCACAAGGCGGGAGATCTGAACTTCGGTTTGCTCGTCCAGTTCAGCATCCGGGGCGGTCATTTGCACCCCGAGTTGCTGTTCAATCTGGTTGCGATACTCAAACGCCATGTGTTCGGCAATATGAGCCATGACTGCCGACATCATCTGCTGGCCCATCGGGGACTGTCCGATCATTTGCATGATCATCGGGTCTTGGATCAGAGACATGTGGGTCGCAATATGAGCCTTGTGATCCTGATAAATGAAGGCTTTTGTGGGCTTGCCCGTCAGGAACGACATGTTTTCCGACACCGGATCTCGGGGTTTCTGCTCCATTTCTGTAGGAATCAGAGCATCGGCGTTCTTGATTCCAAGAACTTGGAGCATCTGCCTGTGGAGTTGAGGCAGGTCGTAGAGTTGCGGTGCGCCCTGTGCCAGTTGGAGGGCAGCCTGATACTGCATGATCCGCTGCGCCATCGTGGCGGCGTTGGGATCAGAGACCGGGATCACCTCGACAAGGTCGTAGTCGGACTGCTTTGCCGCCCGGTCTCCTCCTACGGGGATGTAGGAATAATCCGGCGGCATGTAGTCCCTGATGATCTGCTTGAGGAGTTTAAACTCCATCTTCAGGCTTGCGTGTACACGCGCCTGCACGGCAGACATCGTCTTGAGTTGCCTCTCCAGAATCGCCAGAGTCGTTCCGACCGGGGCCTGAGAGGACATGTCGGACAACTTCAGATCACCAATGGCGGCAAGCCTTCTGCCCTCTTCTGTGATCCTCTCAAGAAGCGCAGCCAGAACCTGACTCGGCTCCTTGTATGGAAGCGGCATGATGTTGTCACGCAGCGCCCCGGAGGGGATGTCTACATCACGGAACTCGCCGGGGGCGATGGGGGTATCGTCACCCTTGACCCGAAGTCCCCGGGTTTTAAGCCCGCCGGGTAGGTTGCTGAGTGTCCCTGCGTCAACAAGTTGTCGAATGATCGCAGTACCAGCACGAGCGTAACCGCCAATAATATGAATGAAACCAAGACCATAAGCACCAAAACCCGGGATATAAGTGTATTGGACGAAGTGCTGTCGCTTGAGTTTTCGAGGGTCGGATTCATCCCAATTCCGTCGTATAGATAGAACCGTTGATGTACCTCGTTCAATTGTGATGACGTACGGGAGTCCAATTCCTGTTTCTTCGCCGTCGTCATTTTTGTCTTCATAGCCCTTGAGATCCCAATCAACGTGGATTTCCAAGACCTGATAGCGGTCGTCGTCCGTCAGGGTGTAGCCCTGCTCCTGTGCCTTTTTCTTTTCAATGTCGGTAAAGATTCTTACCGGCTCTCCCAGTTCTGCCTCTTTGTAGAACCCTGCCGCCATCAATTTCTTGAGGTCGTTCTCGGTCTTACGCATCACATGGGTGGCGCGTTCTGCCGTGTAAACGTTGGAGGCTCCGTAGGGAATGATCAGATCTTCGGCCTGAATGTAGGCGGCGACCTGCCGTCCGACCGTGGGGTCGTAGTACACCTTCTTGAATGCCGAGCCGGCCAGTCCCAGAGAGTAGAGCATCCGCTCGTGTTCCGGCCTGTACTCCACCATCTCATCGGTCAGGCGGTAGTTCATATCATCACGAACCCGGTCTGCCGATTCCTGATTCTGTTGGGTGACCTCCCCGATGATCTGGGTCTTGACCGGGCCTTGGGCGGGGAAGGTTTCGGTGATCATCTCTGACTGGAACCGGATTGCCGCCTCGGTCAGGATCGGGGAATAGACCCCGCAGGCTCCCATCCAAGGCTCTGCCCTCTCTTCATACTTCATGCCAAGGACTTCAAGACCCTTGACATACATGTCTGCCCAGTCTTTTCTGGAATTGATGTCCGCATCAATCAGGGCGGTCAGTTCGCTTGCCAGACTCTGGAGTTCTCCGTCGTCCATGTACTCGGCAAGGTTTGCATCAAAATCCTCTGCGGTTTCAGGCTCCTTTTCGAGGGAGATCTCAAGCCCGCCAACGCCAATCTTTACCGCCTCTGGATCCACAATCTCAATTTCAAACGCCGGCTCATCCCCCATTTCATCTGGGTTCAGGGGCGTCATTGCGGAATCAAAGTTTGTTGCCATGATGATCCTTAAATCAATTTGACTCGACCGCCTTCGCGGTAGCCTTTGGGCATCTGTGCCGAAGGAAGAAAGATGTCTTCATCCTTTAAACCAAGATCTCTGGCAGATTCAACGATCTGCAAGTACTTGTGTGCGCCAATGTCTTGAGGGCGGGCAGTCATAAGTTCTCTCAAAACGGGCAGATACTTGGGGTTGTCTTTCCAAGTTCTTGTGCCGATATTCCCGCCAATTGCGTCGTTGTAGCCGGAGACGATTGAAAACCCGCTGTCGGGGTTTGGGTCAAACGAGCCGTCATCAAGCCCCCTGTGCGTGGCTCGCACTGCGCCAATCTTCAAAAGCGCATCAAAGTTCAATGGACGAAAGTCCACCTTCAGTTTTGTGTTGTCGCTGGTCAACGCTTTGTACTTTTCAAAGTCTTTGATTGGCATGACTGACCTCAGTAATACGCAACCCGCCGGGGTTGCACGGGGTAATCCTTCTCATCGGAATCAATTGAAATGAATCCGCCTTGTCGAAATCTCATCAGGGCCTGAGAGGAGGAGTCCACAAGGTCGTCGTGATCCCCGTTGGGAAAAGACGCCATTTCTTCCACAACTTCCTCCGCCCATCTCCTGTCAGGACGCCATACTACCCCGGAAGCAAACAAATCTGAAATGGAATTAACACGGGCAATCTTGTCCTGCCCCTTGTATGGGGTGTATTCGGACAGCGGAATCCCGGCCTTTCTC